GTCGATGCTGTTCAAGCACTGACCAAAAAGATCACTGAGTTCCGCAAAATCACTTTCGAGTTTGACTGTGTGGACTTTGATGAAATCAGCGAAATGCTGGGCAATATGTTGGGCGAGATTGATTCCCAATTACTTGAGGAGAATTTTGATGAGTAAAATGGCAGAACTAGCATACGATATTGAGCAACTGTACATCGAGGGATTCAGTCCCAAGACCATTGCGGCTCAATTGAATTGTCCACTTGAAACAGTATACGATTGGTTAGAGTCAACGGGTGTGGCAGAAACGCAACAAGACGAACTCAGCCCGTACAGCACAATGAACAGTTGAGTTGACACATCGCCCTTTTGGCTGTATAATTAGTTCATACAGTAAGGAGAGCGATGTGAAGATTACCATTAAGATACCAAAGAAGCATAGGGAACACTTTGTTCTCTTTGCCCAAAATACACCCTTCAAGCAGAAGGTTGTAGAGAGCAAGATTAAGTATAAACGCAACCCCAAGCACAAAGGACGCGAGCAATGAGCAATGACGTAGAATTCACCCTAGAGGGATTGAACCCCAAGCAGAAGGCCTTGTGCGACATCATGTGGTCATTCGAAGAGTTCACTGAAGTAGAAGCCTTTATGGCTACCCTGCCCAAGCGTGAGCGTATCGAGTGCGAAGGACTGATCCAAATGATGCGTATGGCCGTGGTAGAACAGTGCTATGATGGCATCCAGAATACCCAGGAAGCTGACCAGGTTATTGCCAAACTGCGGTTGACGAAGTAGGCTTTTGAGAGTATAATTACTACTTAAACACACACAGGAGCGAACATGAACATAGCAACACTAGAGCAGTATGTAGAGCAGAAGAACAAATGGCGAGCAATCTTTAATCAGAAGCCTTTGAGCTTGTTGAATGGTAAGGATCGCCAGAGCATTGCTAATAGCATTGATAGCGAACTGAGCCCAGAGAACCTTACCTGCGATGGCGAACTGCCTCGCTCAGTGGTTCAACTCAAAATGCAGATCCTTACTCGCTGTGCAGAAGAGTTGCTCAGCATTGATCCTTCAGTAACCTTTTACGAAATGGGAGTATAATATGCCTAATTGGTGCAACAACTATCTTGTCTTAGAACACGAAGATCCAGAGATGATCAATCGGGCCAAGAAGGCCTATGCTGATGGTCGCCTGCTTGATGAGTTCTGCCCAGTGCCTAAGGATCTGCATGTGGTTGCAGGCCGGGTCGGTAATGATGAGGATCCAGAGCAGATTAAGCTCGAAGAAGATACCAAACGCAACCTAGAGGTGCATGGCTATGCCAATTGGTATGACTACTGTGTGAACGAGTGGGGCACCAAGTGGGATGTGGGTGGTGATGACATGCTCACAGAAGACGGACCCAATGCCCTGCGTATGAGTTTTGATAGTGCCTGGGCGCCACCTGTGGCCGCAATGGACAAGTTCATGGACTTGGGCTTTAAGGTCAAGTTGGTCTACTGGGAGTCGGGCATGTGCTTCGCTGGCATCTACGACGAGAACGGTGATGACTACTTTGACTACACGGATATGTCGGCTGATGAAGTAGCAGAGTCTATCAATCCTGAGTTGGACGAGTGCATGAACATTGTAGAATGCCTGCGTGAGTGGGAAGCAGACAACGAAGAAAACATCGACATCGATCTTGATGGCGGGTTGAGTGCAGTAAACGAACAGGGATCAAATGAAAACAAATAAACAGAAGAATCTAGAGCACGATACTAAAATGAAGGAGCGGGTGCGTCCTGCTCCTAAAGAGTATCAATGGGAAGAACTAGACAGGATCATGAGACAGTGGGTGACCAAGAATGAGCAGACTTGAACTGTTTGGTAGGCCCTATGTGGTGTTCGATCCTGAGAATAAGAATCACAGGGCCTACTACAATGACTTCGTGAACACTGCCAGCTGGGGTGGTTGCCCAGTTCGGTTTGTCTGTCCTGAAGATCATGGCGATTTGGTTACTATGATTCAGCGTAGTTTGATCAAATTCTATGTTCAGAAAGAGTTCAAAAACAAGCAGAAACCAGCTCCTTTGGTTCGCCAAAAGAGGAAGAAAACGGTTGACAACTAACCAAAATAGTTGTATAATTGAAACATGCAGAGGAAATAGGTTCCAACGCTAACAACACACACAGAAGAGGTATTTAAAATGGCTACAGATAAATTGTTTACGGTTGCTGGTATTAGTAAATTGGATGGCGAGTACAAGGTTCGATTCGCAAATGATATGATGCGTATCAAGGTTTTGGCTAAGAGTGGTCACGAAGACATTCGATTGGCTGATCTTGAGAAGTCTGTTTCTAAGCTAGAGGCTGCAAAGATCCTCTTGGGCTTGGACGAGTTCAGTGATGCAATTGCTCAGGCAACCATCTCCGAGTACTTGGAAGACAAGACTCCTAAAGCCAAGACAGCACCTGCTCCTAAGGCAGCTCCAGTGAAAGCCAAGGCACCTGCAAAGGCCAAGACTACAACCAAGGTAACTGAGGACGAAGACGCTCCTTTCTAAACTATGTTTCGACAGTACGAAGTCTGGGGTGTACTCGATGATCATGAAGAGCTCATCGAGTGCGTAGGAACCCTTAAAGAAGCGGAGCTCATAGCTGAACAGCAACTAGAGTCTCATGATGAAGTTTATATCCTAGAGGATACAGATGACGAACTGAAAGAAGTACGACGATATCAGGGCCTATAGCTCAGTTGGTTAGAGCAGAGGACTCATAATCCTTTGGTCCCTGGTTCGAGTCCAGGTGGGCCCACCACTAAGGAAAGGCAGTTGATTTCGGTTGACTGCCTTTCGTTTTGACTGTATAATTAACACATAAACACAGCAAGGAGCGAAGATGGGTTACAAGGTTCTTAACACCGTAGACAACATGCGTGATGCATATGGCCCGCGTGATGGTTTAGAAGGCCCATTCAACTTCAACGGGCGTGTGTTGTACTACGATCCTAAGGAAGGCAAGTACTACGATCCCCGCACAGATTTCTATGTGAGCCACTCGGAGTACTTTGAGATGGTGGGCTTGATTGTAAAATAACGGTTGACTGAACTTCCCAAACAGTGTATAATTAACACTTAAACACAGCAAGGAGCGAAACATGTTAGATCAAGTAACCAAATACGAAATCAATGGCAAGACCTACGAACAAGAGCACGGCAATGCATTTGATCGTGGGAGTGCAGACAGCTGGTACCATCGTTCACGCCGCCCACACAAAGGTGGCAGTGGCGGCCGCTTTGGACACAAACCCGACTTCAATCTCACAGCAGACGAGATGGAAGCCTACCACGCAGGCTATGACTACAATGAGCAGTTTGGCGGCAAGAAAGAATGGTAAAAACGGTTGACTGACCTTGCTCAAAATGCTATAATACACACATGGACACAAACACACAGGAGCACAAGATGGATTACGAAAACACAGTAGACACCCAACGGGGCATGGCACAGATGCTGGGCAAGACCTTCGTTAAGGTCACTGGTTCAGTAGGCTCAGGAGAGATGTTGTTTGAAACAGCTCAAGGTGAGCGATTCCTATTTGCTCATATGCAAGACTGTTGCGAATCAGTGGACATCAACGACATCGTTGGTGACCTGCAGGACTTGGTAGGCGAGCCTTTGTTGATGGCCGAGGAAGTGAGCGGATACATTGGCCCAGAGCCAGAGTACCACGACAGCTACACCTACACCTTCTACAAGTTCGCAACCCGTAAGGGCTATGTGGATGTTCGTTGGTTAGGTGAGTCCAACGGCTACTACAGCGAGTCTGTAAGCCTGTTCGTAGAAGGTGTGTCTGGGTTGGAAGAGCCTAACGGTACTACTAACCTAGGCGCTCTGCTTCGTGAGAAATTGAACGGTTGACACTCTGCCCAAAAGGCAGTATAATACACACATACAAACAAACATTGGAGCGAATACAATGAATGAATTCAAAAGCTGGGAAGAGATGACTACCCTGGAGCAGTATGCTTGCACCTACTGGGACATGTACAAGGATGCCTACGGCGTTCGTCCCCGCGGCATTGATACCACACTCTGGACAGAGTCGGACTTTGAACGTGAGTTCGTTCAGTTAGGTCGCACCATTGACGCCAACTATGCAGAGCAAGTGATTGCTGAAGAGCAGGCTATGATTGCATTTGAAATGCGGGTGCAGAGCTTGATGACATCCGGTGCTAAGGACTATGAAATGGCCTTGCGTTGGGTACACGAAGCTGAAGGTAGCAATGGTGACGAAGAGTACCTCTGCTTCCTGGTCGGCCTCCCATATGGCTACTTCCGTCAGCAGACTCCTGTTGATGCTCGAGAGTATGCAGAACTGGCGGCTGATTTGGATGCTATCTCCTACGGAGTTGCATAATGGACGAGATCTTATACGCCTTTTACATGACAATGGAACTGTGGATTTTCTGCGGTGTGCTGTTGACAGCTTTGGTGATTGAAGCTATAATTAAGACTTAAACAGCAAATAAGGAGCGAAACTTATGCAACTGCTAATCACTACACAAACACAAGAGAACTACGGTGCCCATGATTGGGACGGCGAAGGTGAGTGCCCACAGTACTGGAAGTTCAAAGGCGGCCAGGATTACAAGTATAGCCTGGGCAAGTTTGGTCGCAGTGAAGAAGCCGTCACTGAGTTGGTAATGGCCCTGCGCGGTCAGATTGAAGAAGACAATGACTACTACCGCAACCACATCATTGGTTGGGAAGTAGTGGCAGACGACTACCTAACTGAGTTCGAGCAGAGCCAGTTGGAGTACGATGGGCGCATCACATACCCCGCAACTGTTCTTACCTTAAAGGAAACAGCATGAACGATATCATCTTGGCATTCTATTACACTATGGAACTGTGGATCTTCTTAGCCGTCCTAGGCATTGCCCTGTTGGTTGAAGAAGGCATTGTGGCCTACAACAGGAAGAAGTTGGTTGACAATCCCACGCTTTGGTAGTATAATTAAGACTTAAACAGCACACAGGAGCGAACCTATGCGTACACAAACTACCCGACTGCTTGAGATGATGGACGAAGGTCTTATCAGCGCCCAAGCCATTGCAGAGATGGCACTGGCTTACATGTCAGAAGATGACGTGGCAGACATGATGAGAGCCAACGACATCCTGGAAGATGACGAGGATGATGGACAACCTGACGAAGCCCAGGAGTGGGAATCGTTTGACGCTGACTGCTAATAGCAGTTGACAGGCCAGCCAAAAGGCTTTATAATAGACACATAGCAACAAATAGGGAGCGACCCAAATGGCTAAATTAAATTATGACAAGTTCGCCAGCTTCGACCTTAACGAAGCCTGTGACCACTTTGACTGTACAGATCAAAAGGCCTGGAAGAAGATCCGCCCTTTCATCGTAGCAGACGGCACTGAGTACGAAGCAGTGATGACAGACAGCTTTGACTTCTACGACATTGAAGAACCAGAGTACGAGGCCTTTGCCGCAGGTGTTAAGTATGCTATGAGCAAGATGAATACAGCATTTGAAAAGGCAGGCGTAGAGCTTCAGATATGTGAAGTGGATTTGGTAGATGCTTCGGGCTTTATGATGGTTCGTTGCGATGACGAGCCAGAAGACTTTGTCAAACGAGTGCTGAAGAAGCCTGTCTTAATGGTTGACAGCTGGGTCTAAAGCTGTTATAATACATACTTACACAACACAATGGAGCGAAACATTATGGTAACAGCAGAACAGATCCGTAGCGGCAAGGCACTTGCAGAACAAGCTGGCTTGAGCATGTACCAACAGATTGGCGAGCGCGATGCTTGCGGCTTTGGTTGGGTAGAGGTGTACGTGGATCGTACCAACTCCAAGCAGGCCAAGGAGCTGATTGCCGCAGGCTTCCGCAAGGACTACAAACCCAAATGCCTCAGCATGTGGGATCCAGCTGGCGTGCCTACACAAAGCATCTCAGTCAAAGAAGCGGGTGCAGATGCCTACGCTAAGTATCTGCAGACTTTGGGCTTGCGGGCCTATGGTTGCAGTCGTTTAGATTAACCAAATCACATGACAGGCCCGGGAGGGTCTGTTATAATGTAAATATTAATTAACACAAAGGAGCGATAGATGGCGAAAGTTGTTACATCAAAGATGTTGATGGCCTTGCAGAGTGAAGTCTCAAGCAAGACCTTGGAAGTGGAAACAGTTAAGAAGGATCTGCGCAACGAGACTGACGAGGACATTTTGAATCGTCTACGTGAACGTTTTGAGATCCTTGATGACATGACTCGTGCAGTTAAGTCGGGCAAGGTACGTGCTATGATTGTCACAGGCCCTCCAGGTGTGGGCAAGAGCCACGGTGTTGAGACAGTACTTGCCAAGCATGATGTGTTCGCTAACGTGGCACAGGACGAGAAGCTAAAGAAGTACGAAGTTGTGAAAGGCGCCATGAGTGCCTTGGGACTCTACTCCAAGCTGTACCACTACAAGGATGCCAAGAACATTCTAGTGTTTGACGACTGTGACTCAGTGTTGTTGGATGACTTGAGCTTGAACATTCTCAAAGCCGCCCTGGACACATCCAGCAAGCGAATGATCCATTGGAACACTGACAGTCACTTGTTGCGCAGAGAAGGCGTGCCAGACAGCTTTGAGTTCAAGGGCGGTGCTATCTTCATCACCAATATCAAGTTCGATCACGTGAAGAGCAAGAAGCTTAGGGATCACTTGGAAGCATTAGAGAGCCGTTGCCACTACTTGGACCTTACCATTGACACTGAGCGTGAGAAGATCCTGCGCATTGAACAGGTGGTGAACGAGTGTGGCATGCTGGACAAGTATGAGTTCGAAGACTACCAGAAGATGGAAGTTGTGGACTTTGTCAAGGCCAACGTGGCACGCCTGCGTGAGCTCAGCTTGCGTACAGTCCTTAAGGTAGCGGACCTCAAGCATGGCTTCCCGGACAAGTGGCGAGCTGTAGCAGAGGTAACGTGTATGCGCAACAGCCGTTAAGAGCTGTAGCCTACAGGACTGCCCAACGATTCGCTCCCGGCAAGCAGTCCACAAAAGATGTCATAAGCCCGATTCGCTCCCGGCAGCATCTTTTCAATCCCCAAGTCTAACACGGCAAGGGGATTTTTTTTGAGAAACTTTTCAGAGACCGACCGGGACAATAAAAGAATTTTTCCACCACCGACCGGCATATACATACGCAATGTTAGTAACTACTAACTAGCGCATGGGTACCGAAGTATTTTCACCCCTCTAAATCTATAAGTACTTCTTTATAATTTTTTGCGCGGGTGTTTTTTTGATCCTGCAGGACCCATTTCTGGTATAAATACTCTTATAATAGGACACTCATATGACAACCCCACAAGATTACCGTACCCTAGTTAACCGACTAGAATCTATACAAGAAGCAGGCATAGTATCGCCCGGCATGGTGCAATCGGCCACTGACGCTGTAACCTCACCAGATGCTTCAGGCGCCGTACTTAGAGCCTTGCTTACTACTGGCATGAGTGTAGTACCTGAAATTGTTGCGTTTTTAATGAAAAACAAAAGCCAATTGAGTCCCAAATGCCAAGGAGTGCTTCAACAGTTTGATACTGGTGATAAGTTAAAAGCTCCAACACCGGGCGCTCGTGTTCCAGACACCACTGGTTCAGCGCCAAGTCCACAGCCTACGTGGAATGGGCCAGCTACTGGCGGACCGGCAAAGCCACAAAGACGCTGATGTATACGGCAGACCCCACCGACAATGCAGCCAATGCCAGGTAAATCAGTGTAGCTTGTACTATATGGTGCAGATCTTTTCAAATAATCATGCGATACAAAGAATTCTCGGAATCTCTAGCTCTTTCCCTTGCTAAAGGTCTTGGACGCTTGGTCGCTCCTGTGCGCACAGTAGGCGGCAACAATCTCTATCACGCCACTGATGCCGCTGGGCTTCGAGGCATACTAAGTTCAGGACATATACGTGCCACTCAAGGTCCGCAAACTGCCACACAGTTCCAAACTGCCCGGCCCACAGTAAGCGTTACTAGAGATTGGAACTATGCCATGGGCAAAGGTGCTCAAACCAACATAGGGCATGATGCCATCATAGTAATGGATCGCAGTCAACTGGAGCAGTCATATCGTACCTTGGGCACTAGCCAAAGTCAAGATGTGCGTGGCTTGGCCGCTCCTGAAATAGAACCTTACAAAGTAAAAATACAGCGTAACAAAGTGGCTTTCAATCGAAACAGTCCAGATGCTGATGTACGCAATAAGTACACAGCTCCACATGCGGGCGGAGAAAGTGAAGAAGCTGTGGTAGTTCCTAAGGGTACATTGCCCACGGATCACATGGTAGGATTTTACGTCAATCCCAAGAGTGAGTTGCGTCAAGATCCTGCCATAATGGCAGATCCACGCAGACTGGAACTGGCACCTGGTGGCACTGGCAGATTTGTTCCGGCCAATCCCTAACAAGCGGTTTATAATTTTACTCAATAAAAAAGCCCTACGAATAGAGCTTAAAGTTTCGGGCATGTCCCGTATAGAGTGACGGTTTCAAATCCTCAATTTGGCGGATTCTCACTGTGCAACAACTTGGTTTGAGGCTTGTGATCTAAATATTCTGATCTCTTACGCATAATACCTCCATATCCACAGTTCTTGTTCTGTGTACAAGTATTTACAGATTACAGCTAGATTACGTACCGATATGGGCCAATTCTAGTCTCAGTGAAAACGCTAAGTACTTCCCCAAATTTTTTTTGTGCAGAAAAAAACAGGGCCCTAAGGACCCATTCGGACAGTTACTTTGCGGTCAACTTCCAAGCAGGATCTGGTGCTTCATCAGGTATGGTCCAAGCACCAGCTGTCCTATCTCCCGTGGGCTTGTAGTTCTTGTGTGCTAGATCCCGCTCTTGATCCTGTTTCTGTACCAAAGCCACTTGCGCTTGCACTGAATCAGGCAAGCTGACTATGGGCAACTGACGGTTCACAGTCTTTATGATTAGACCAATATCGGGCGTTTCCGTCTGTACCAATGGCCGCACTGCTTGTGCTATTCTATCGTATATGCCTTTGTAATTCTTATAAGCACTCGAAGGGTTATAAGGACTGTTCACTTGTATCAGGTCAACTGTGCTTTTGCCCATGTAGTGTTCAATCACTGCTAGCATACGAGCATCGCTCAGTATGGGATCTGGTTGTGTTATTTCGTACAAGCGCATATGATATTTATATAGGGATTCCCCAACGGCTGCTTGAATTCTCTCCCACTGCCAACACACATGCTGTGTCTGCATTGTACTCAACCATGGTCCAAGCTCCAGTCTTCAAGTTAACTGTCAGCATGATCTGCGTCATCTGCACAGGATTCACTCCCTGCCATTGTGGAGTTTCTTCGAACTCTTCTGTTATAGTGGTCAACATTTTCACAGTGGTGTCACACACAATCTGCTTTCTCAATACCCGTGGTTCTGACATCACTGTGGTGGCCACAAGCAGTAATAAGCCAGCTGAGAATGTTCGCATAAATCTATTTACCAAGAAACGTCAAGTACTGGCCCAAATTTTTTTGCGCTAGAAAATTCTTCCCTGCTAGAACCTTTTTCTACTATATACTAGTATGAACACACACATATACCTTGCTCAACTGTTAACTGCGCTAGTCAGCATCTTTCAAGCGTCAACTCTGCGTGATCGCTATTATTCTGCTCTTGAGCGTATTACTATACTAGAAACAGCCATTGATGATATCGAGCGTATAAGTGCGTCAAGGGTGGAACAATCTGAGCGACATAGACTTATCAAGGGTATATGCCAACGGGTGCAGGATTCCAATGATTCTCTGCCATAAGAGGCGCCGTAGCAGTAACGCTGGTTCGCGTTTTACCGCTTGCTACTTCGTAGCATAAGTATATGCTAAAAATTTTTCGCGGCCGCTTCGCGATAGGATCAAGTGGCTACCCGTAGTTCAAGAGAAACAACATTCTATGCTTGTCGTATTTGAATGCCACACTAATATGATATGACTCAGTGCCCATGTTCCATGCCCAACGTTTGTATTTGGGTCCGGTGTATTGTGTTAGCCAAAACTCTACATGTGTAACGCCAATGATCCAATCCAGCTGTTCTCCGCACTGTCCTGGCCAAGGGATTTCAGCGGTATAGGCAAAATCGTGTACTACTGGGACGTAATCCCAAGAGGTATATGTGGGCATTGAATATTTATTAAATACACTATGCGAATTATCAACTTAACTTTTAGTCTAGCTCCAGCACCCTTGTTTGTGGCGGGTGCGGTGTATTCATGGTTCACACCCTCAATGTGTGGCGCTACATATGAAATGTTCACCATGTGGGTCATCATGGCCCTGGCACATGTGGGTCCGTGGATAGCCTACTTTGAACAACAGCGTTATCGTAGAATCCAGCACTTGCCCCACAAGCAACAGTGATAGTGTCCTGACAGCACTGCTTGCGCATCCCAGTACAGTTGGTCTATGAGATCAAATCTGCCAGTGATCCACACAATTTCATCCACCTGCACAGTGCCTTTCACACCGGAGATAAACACACGCCACCCTTGAGTGTCGGGTTCTTGTCGCCACTGATACGGTTCAACTGTTTGCCATTCCATTGTTAGGGTTTGGGATATAAAGCCTTCACTGCTTGACAGGCCGCTATGTACTGGGCAATCTGTGCTTGATCACCTTTGACAACACCATCCAAGTAGTCCGTAATGGGTGGATAAGCGGCTGCACGAAGCCGCTGATATGTTAGTCCCAGCTGTCTATCAACTTCTGCCTGTATCTCCTCATCAGTGGGGCAGGTGGATTCGTCTTGCCAATCCAGCACTCCTTCTCTAATCCAGTAGTTTTTGCCGGGTGCCAGCACCCACATGGCTTCTCTCAGTTGTTCATGAGTCATTAGGTTATCCTTATAAATCCACATTCATTATAGCCGTTGCTGTCGCTTTGTATGCCGCAACCTGAACCTGCTGTGGCAAATCCCTGTAGATACAGTGTGGTGGCCACTGTGGCCACATAGCGCCAATTGGCAGTACACATGGCATTCAAACTCAGGCTGTTTTGATTTTCCAACAGCATGGTGTCGCTGTCAGTTACCACAGTGCCCGCGGTTTGATTATACAGTCGTATCTTGGCAAAACCGCTGGTGCCCCACGTTCTAGCTCTAAAAGTTCCCCACACTAGATAAGTGCCCGCGGCTGGAATGTCCCACTTGTAGTAAGTGCTGTTAACTGTTCCCCAGCTGGTGCCAAAGTCCACATTGGTTGGAGTGTTACTGCGTATACTGAAGATACTTTGATCAGCTCCTTTAACTCTAATGGTTCCTGTCATGTTAAAGTGTATGCTACAGATATAACGATAGTCGCCGGGAGCGATATCTGGTGGTAATACCCAGTACAGCATGCCTGTGCTCTTGCCCTGCGCATTTGTACCAGTGTTGACTGTGCCAGCTGTTGGTATATTGCCCACATGGTACAGGCCGAGGTCATAGTTACTCCAGGTGCCACTGACATTTACCTGTATCAAGAAAGGATGATTGCCTGATATTCCATTTAGATTAAATGCCAGTGTTTCACCGGCTGTGGCATACACAATTGGATTATTACTTGATGAATAATCTGGATAGTTGATGCGGTAGCCCGCATTGGCCACGTTGGTAACTATGAGTTCTGTTTTGGCATATTTTAGGCCAGATATCATGTTGGCAGTTACGCCACTAACTGTGCCAGTAAATGTAGGACTGGTAAACATTGTGTCTTTTGATTCATTGGTCACATTGCCCAGACCCACAAAAGAAGCCGATGCACTACCTGAAGTTATGGTTCCTAAAGTAGTTATATTTGTGCTGCCAGCCCATGTGCTTAATGCTGTATTTTCCACAAGACCAAGGCCCACGTGTGTGGCTGTGACACCTGTTACTGTGCCAGTAAATGTGGGACTGCTAAACATCGTGGCTTTTGATTCATTGGTCACGTTGCCCAGACCAACATGTGTGGCTGTGACACCTGTTACTGTGCCGGTAAATGTGGGACTTGCAAACATTGTGGTTTTTGATTCATTGGTCACATTGCCCAGGCCTACATGCGTAGCAGTTACACCGGTAACAGTGCCAGTAAATGTGGGACTGCTAAACATTGTGGCTTTTGATTCATTGGTCACGTTGCTCAAGCCTACATCAGTAGCAGTATATGTGGGTTTTGTAGCGGCTTTTGCCCATGCATACACGTCACTGGCTGGAGCACTACCCACAGTTACAGTACCTAGTGTGGTTATGTTTGTGCTACCCGCCCATGTGCTTAATGCTGTATTTTCAACACTGCCAAGTCCCACATGTGCTTTGGTCACTCCCGATACTGTTCCAGTAAAGGTAGGGCTAGCAAACATTGTAGCCTTGCTTTCGTTAGTTACATTACCTAGACCCACATGCGTAGCAGTTACACCTGCCACTGTTCCAGTAAATGTAGGGCTAGCAAACATTGTAGCCTTGCTTTCGTTAGTTACGTTACCCAATCCCACATGCGTGGCAGTTACACCTGTCACGGTTCCGGTAAATGTGGGACTTGCAAACATTGTGGCTTTTGATTCATTGGTCACATTGCCCAAACCAACTTTGCTGGCAGCTAGACTGGTGATCCAACTAGGGTCGGCATAAGAGCTTGATGTATAAACTCCGTTGGTAACGGTTCCAGCATTGCCCGAAATGCTACCGGTAATAGTGTTAGTAACTTGCAAGTTAGTCAATGTACCAACACTGGTCAAACTACTTGTAACCACTGTGGCATTTAATGTTGTACCAGTTAATGTACCAGCGGCAGCAATTGTACTTGAAGGAATTTGTTGCCAAATTGTGCCGTTATAAATTACATAATCACCTGCGGTAAATGTAATGTTACCTGAACCTAGATTACGTGTACCGCCTACACTGACCGCATATTCCCAACCGTTTGTGCCTGAGCCGTCTGCTAGTGTTGGAGTATTAGTACTTGCGTTCCATGTGCCTTTAAATACAATAGCTCCTGACAAACTGCTTGGAATTTGGCTAGACACTAGTTTACCATCACTGCCTAACTGTGCTATACCATTGCTTGCTCCAATGGTTGCAACTGCTGGAACTGATATAACACCACTGCCGTTTATGGTAATACTACTTGCATCAACTTTAACGCCGCCTAGTACTGTATTACTTGATGTTGGCAACGTATATCCAGCACCGGTTGCAACACTGATAACTCCTGCACCATCAATGGTTACATTTGATCCTTGTTTGACTCCACCAAGCACACTTGCTGAAGCAACAGGTAATGAGTACGGTGCGGCAACACTGATAACTCCTGCACCATCAATGGTTACATTTGATCCTTGTTTGACTCCACCAAGCACACTTGCTGAAGCAACAGGTAATGAGTACGTTGCAGTAATAGTACCATTACTGATGGTGATAGTTGAACCGTCAACTTTGACTCCACCTAGTACTGAATTAGTAGCTGTTGGCAATGAGTAGGTATTTGCTCCACTAATAACACCACTGCCATTGATGGTGATTGTTGAACCGTCAACTTTGACTCCACCTAATACCGTTGTTGAAGCTGTTGGTAATGTGTAAGTATTTGCTCCACTAATAACACCACCACTGATAGTAATAGTTGAACCATCAACTTTGACCCCACCGAGTACACTGGTTGAGGCTGTTGGTAATGAATAAACTGTAGGAGTTACCCAACTGAGTGCTGTGCCGTTGGTAGTTAATATTTTGCCACTGTTACCAGTCTGTGTTGGTAAACCAGATGGATTACTCTGCACCCATGCTCTAGTGGCCATAAGTTGGCCAAGACCTGTTCGTGCGTCAAAGAAACGCAATGTTCCACTAGTTTGATCGAAAAATATTTCGCCGCGTTCACTGGACAACGTGTTTAAACGTGTTGCGTCAAATGCGATAAGTCGTAAGCTTCTTACACTGGTTGTCATACTGGATCCCTGTTTGATCTAGTATTTATCAGTGCTTATTCTTTGAAGTAATACTCGTAGTTTACGCTGGTTTCGTTTTGTCTGCGAATTTTGGCGCCGTTTTTCAAATGAAAACGTTCCGCCATATTAGTCGGTGGGCTTAGAGTAACAATTCCTTGCATGTCCTTAAATTCTTCTTTAAGCCATTTAGCTGCCTGTTGTAGTAAGGTGGCGCCTGCTCCAGGACTATAACTCCAAATGGTATAGAACACGGCAATGTTGCGATCCTTGGCCATGTCAATAAGATCTTGCTCATCTTCGGGTACATCAGTTAGCCATTGCATACAAGTGGCCGCTAGAATCTCTTCTCCAGCTTTGAGTAGGAGTATTTCTGCGGCTTCATTGATACGCTGTTCAAGTGGAATATGTGGACGAACTGGGTCGTCTTTGATGACTCTAGTTAAAGGGTCGTTAATATCTTTAATGTGGTGTAGTTCCATGATTCGCTTTATTTTATATACGTACTTATCTTAATATTAATAAAAACGCATTACAATGATATTACACATCGTCTCCTGGTAAGTTGTTAAGTAATTCTCTAAGTTTACTGCTAGCCACTTGAGCTTGTACTTTAGGTTTAGCCAAATCAAATCCGTCTTTAGGTGTGCCACGTTCCCAAGGAGTACTAGTTCCTCCGGTATCTTCGCTGGTCACAGTTTGTCGTTGTTTGATGCTGTGTAGCAAACTTGATCCAGCACTGGCCTGGCCGTGTCCGTAACTATCTTCTTGTTCAAGGTCAGTGATACGTAGTGTATCAATATTAAACTCTAAATCAATCTTCATACCAACACCACTGCTACTACGTGTTTTCATTAACTGAATTTGGTAACGCCCACGTTCCCGCATAGCACGACTTGTAAAGATACCAAACACGTTATCCGCAGTCTGAATCTTACTCAAGCCGCCAGAGATATGACTGTGGTCAAACTCTACTTCTTCTACAGCGCCACGATTCAACTGTGCCGCAGTGACAAACACACAGTTCTTTTCTACTGCTAGATTACGCAATTCTTCTGACACATACTTGTCTTTGACAAACAAGTTCTCAGCACTGATACGTTTGCTCAAAGGCATCAACAAGTCCATGTAGTCAACTAGCAATACGTCAACCTTACGTCCCATTTTAATTTCATACTCTTTCAAATACGCACGAATGTCATTGGCTGTCTTACCTGACGGCATATACTTGACTTGGAACTGTCCAGATTTTTTACCAATCATCTTAACTTTCATTTCCACATCATCGATGTTCTTGAAAATCTCTCTTGTGGGTATGCCAGTCACCATGGCATCCACACGCATACTCACAAGTTCCTCACTAAGTTCAAGTGTCAAGTAAACTACATTTAGTCCAGCAAGAGCGTAATTGACACCAAGATTAGCCAAGAATAAGGATTTGCCAGCGCCGCTGCCGCCAGCCCAAATGTTGAGCTCGCCGCGGTTAAAGCCTCCAAATAACTTGTCATCAACTGCTTTCCAACCTGTTGAAATTTGTCCATTTTTATCCTTAATAGCCATTAGTCGAGCACGAGGATCTTTAAAATAATCTGTGCCCATGTCTCGTTGAAGTCCAACTTGCACTGCCTGCTTGATCTTTTCTTCTACAGGACCATATTCTCCTTTTTCCAGCAGGTCTGCACTTTCAAGGATAGCACGTTCAAGACCTTTGTGTCGAGTAAATGTTTCAAAGTCATTCATCAACCATTCAAAATGTTCTTCACGGAGATCTGTGGCCGCTTTTAAATTACTGCCCGTGGCCGCATTTAAAATATCCACTGTGGGCAGTACATTGTTATCGCTCACGTATCTTGTGAGAAACTCCGCTGGCTCTTGTAACTTGCGATCAAACAACCTGCTGTCAAATATACTTTGGCAACGTACAAATGTACCAGCATCTGCCAACATCATTTCTAAATACACACGCTGAATATCGTATCCGTAATCAACGTTTTGTCTTGCTTTGTCTTTATTTTCACTCATACTATATTATACTTTATTCTTTTAATTTGTCAACTAATAACGGCAGATATATCTCGTTCCACTGCCGCTGAGTACTTGCAGACAAGCAAAGTTCAACAGCTTGATTTATCTGCTCTTCTGTAAATACTCCATTTTTTATCATCAGTATTAATTCTTCGATAACTTCAGCAGGCAATCCTTGACCGTCAGGTCCTCCGTGTTTTGGTAACTTTACTGTTCCTTGAACCATTGTTTTGCCTTTAATCTAATTTTTAATCCGTTTGATTCTTTTGCTTGGACAATTAACCACAGGGTAGCTAACTTTCCTAATTTAACAACTGCATCATTTATATCTTTTACATCATCAGGCCAGTCAGGCATACTGACACTCCAACCGTATTCTATTGCCTGTTCTACAGTGCGTAGGCCTTCGTGATCTTTATCTGGCACTAGTACTAGTTCTTTCCCTAACTGTTTTAATAACCAATTTTGACTGTCTTTTATCTCAGCACCAAGCAAAGCACATCCATCAATACTTAGTGCGTCAAACGGGCCTTCACAAACAATTACGAATTCTCTGTTGTCATGCTGTGCATCTAGATTGAACACATATCCGGGTTGTTGTTCACTCAAATATTTAGGTTTAGCATCATTGATAGCACGGGCAGTCCAGCCAACTACGTCACCTTTGTACAAGAACGGAATAATAATTCTATTATTAAATCCCACTTTGTTAGTGTGATAAAACGGATAGGCAAACGGATCTATTTTTCGTTTATCTACATAATTTACAGCATCAGTTAATGCTTTTGGCACTACATAATCGTCTTCAGTTAACGACAGAAACGTTTTCCAAGAGTCAAAGCTACGGGCATCCATTGGCAATGCCCTAACATCAAATTTGGGAATTATGCTACGAATCTCAGTAGTATTGTTGTCGTCGTCTAAACGCAATGCTTCTAATCGTAGTTGGCTAATAATGTCATCTGGAATATTCAAATCCCGCATGAACTTATTCATTTTTTGACTTATATGTCTGCCAGGTTGCCAACTGCATTTGAAGCCGCAATTGAAACAGTGATAGCTGACAGCATCGCCCCCGTTGACAATAAAGCCGCCACGGCCTCTATCATCGCTACAGCAGACAGCATTGAAACTAATCCAACCGCTTGGGGTTGTTTTACGTTTTCCTGGAATATATTGTAATAGTGTATCGGCTATGAGGCTCATAGCACATTATACTTAACTTACAGTGACTTTGTCAATGGTTCCGGTTGGATATGTGTTGTTGACTCCAATCAACACTGGATCAATATACGTCCAAACTACTCGAAAATAATTAAAATCATTAACTGGAATGTCATCAAATGAGTAGATTCTTGTAGTTGCAACACTGGTAGTCCATGATTGCAAATGAACTGCATTTTTAAAAGATTCAACACTGATAGTGCTATCTCTTGTACCTTCTATATGGATTGTTCCGATATAATTAGTCATTGCCACATCAAATGTCACGAATTCAGTTGGAACGGCTTCGTAAAACTTGCAAGGAATTGCGCTGGTATGATTAATAACATTACCTGCAAAATCAATCTCTCCGCTAAATCTATCATAAACAATTTCATCTCTGAATGTGGGCAGTGCATCTCCTACCAGTTCAATTTTTCCTTTTGCTCCAAATTTGCTATCTGCATATAGCATAACATCTGCACCATTTTTTACACCGGTAACACTATACGTTAAATATTGATGATTTAACTCTGCTAAATCTTCTTCGGGAATAATTACGCTGGCCAAACCCTTACTAGCAGTTTGATTCAATGGAGTAATAGTGTAGGGGCTGTTAGGCAATGCGTTGCCTGACATGTCCATGACATTAAGTTCTATCATGCTAAATGCAGATAAATCAATTCTTTTCTGATCGGCATTTTTAATGTCGAACTCTAAGGTATTATCAATACCATTATAAATTTTTACAGTTCTTTGATACACGTTTGTATACTCCGTAGTAAATCCTGCCAGATCAGCCAATAGTTCAATTCTATTTGGATATAAATAACTTGAAATTTTTTGCATTGGCAAGGATCCTTTAATAGTATTTATGGCAAAATTAAGAGACAATATAGAACAAAATTTACCCTTTATCAGTGTCATTAACTACGGTGACGATGAATACGTGGGAATCATAATAAATCAAGACCAATTTGTTACAAGTTTTTACGACCTTAATGCAATTAAAACTTCAGACGAGCGTACTGTGTTTTTAGAAATAGGTGAAACTTGGTGGTGGGAAAGTAACCGACAGTATCCTATTAACATTTTTTGTAGAGAACAGATAGTTCCGTTTTCCTATGCCATCAAAACATTCAACAGTAAAGATACACGTATAATTTTAGGTCCAGTAGTTAATTTAATGAATCTTACACTCAAACGTGTTAAACGTAAAAGCGTACAACTAGTCCGCAAGACTCGTTAATTCTTCGCAAATTAAATTCATCTGCACCACGATCACATGTGCATAGGCAATGGCATGTGCCTTCTTAAAGTAGTAGTCATCATTCTCTGGTTTCGTCCATATCTCTGTCATCACTGTAGTCCAGTCTTTCCCAATCAGATAACGTTTGGCAGGTCGAATCATTGCTAGTACTGCGGCCAACTGCTCTATAGATTTTGGCTTGCTTTGTCTCAGAATAGACCCATGCCCATTCACATGGAATAGTTTCTGGATAAACTCGTCTTCCAATAGTAAATCCCATATAGGTTCTGTCTCCAATAATTTAGTTAAATGCTCTTTACTTTTAACCTGCTCATAGACACTTACATTCAAAAAATCTATTTTAAAATAACCTCTATCCTCTGCTGACTTGTAATCAATTGTACTTATTCCTGTAAGAGGGTTGTACGGAATACTAGTGCAATATATGCCAGTATTGTGCTTTTTATCAGTATCAAGTCGTGCATCTATATGCTTTAACACAGTTAAAGCCTTGGTTCTATCTGCAAAGTCAATGTCGATATCTGGCATTATATATTTGATTCTCTAACTACTTGTTTAACTAATTCTACATCAGCTGGCAATTTTTTAAATTTGTTAACCCAAAACGGAGGATCGATAATATTTTGTATGTGTACTAATTGTTCATCATTAAACTTTTGTAGCATTGTTTTGCCGCTAGTACTATTTAATATTAACCAAGGACTAACTTTACCATCTTTAATATCATAACAGGCACGACTTAAACTTACGTAATGGAAATAATGATTCCACTGTGCGTTATTATCATTTGCCCACAAAAGCATATGGCTAATGCTACGTTCTAATGCTACTTCGACTGGTTCTCTTTTGATGAGGTCAAAGACATATTGTTCATAAAGTTCGTCTCTGCACCAGTGATCCAATTTGACACCTGAGGAAACCACATAGTCAATAAATCGTTCCGGGTAGAGAGGATTAACGTTGCTAACAAAACTGCCAAACTTAATGAAAGCGTTATAATAAGGACTTTTACAAAATTCTTCATATGTTTTATTTTGTTTAATATTGGTTTGAACCGTCTTGTAAAAACGTTGAAATGTGTCGTAGCCAAGTACTACGTGTTTTTCTCCTTTGGCCATTGCTCTGCGTTTTTGTTCACATACATGAACAAATAACGTCTTTTCTTGCATAAAGCCTTTACCGCAATGCCCACAACTATAAGGTTGATCAATCAGTGCCATCATTTTAATTTCTTGGCAATTGTTGCTTCGTCAAAACCATGACTTCTTGCCAAGTCTTTAACTTCTTTATCTGTAGATATTTTACTCAACAATTCAAGTTCATCACGTTTTTTATTCGGATATAATTCTTCTAAAAACTTAATCTTTTTGCTGTTAGTTCCGGACTTTTTCTTATGGCCAATCCACTCGTGCCAGAATACCTTTTCACCGTTATAGCTACACATACACAGCAACAACCACATTAATTTAGGATGCTTCTGTAGTAAATTCCAATTCTTATTAAAATATTCATTCACAGTTAATACAAAATGTTCTTGAATATCTCGCTTCTGTCCTGCCGCACTACTTACATATCTATTTAAAATAAAAAATTCCGACTTAAGAGATTTTTGTTGTTCAGGATCCATGGCATCCCACAGCTCGCGAATGTTTTGATCCACTGCTGACAACTTTTCTTTTAATTCAATTTTTTCACTCACTGAGTTTGTCCTTACTTAATTTGTATATCATTATAGCACGATCTAGGGCCTTTTGTAAAGTGGGATTGGTTTTTGCTTCTCGTCGAATTTCACCCCACATTTTACTATCCATTACGTGATCGTGTAATGGTCTGCCGTCACTAGTTCGCGGATCATAATCCCATCCAATTTCTTTTCGTGTACTAGGATCAGCACCTATTTCTCTAGCATATATTGTGCCATTATTTCGTTCGTACACGTAGGTTGCTCCCGGTTTAAGACTGCCCATATTACAATATTTTATCTAATTGAATAATTTCACTTTGACGGCTTATTTCTTTGACAAAATAAGCACAATCCGGTTTGTCACCAAATCGAGTTGGCGTTGCTAATAGTTGCCCGTTTTTCATTTTAGGAAAGTACCATTTAACATCACTATAAAAATTTACAATTTCAATCTTTTTAAATTCTACCCTAAAACTACTTAACGGGTTAAAAATTAGTGCTTCAAAACCTCTGTCATTTAGGCTAGTTAAGGGTAAAATCTCTATATCACACGCACTTGAACTATCACCAACTGCGATACTCCAATCTAACGGCATTGCTACTTCATCATTGCCAATTCTTAGGACCATTGCTGGTGCATTAAAACTTTCTAGAAAGATTAATGGCATAAAAAAGAAATCAGGATTGTTGGCATCACTATTATCAAGTACTGCAAATCTAGTATTTTCGTCCACTTCCTCTGGTAAATTGTTCAATGAGAACGTTTGGTTATCTAATGTTAATATCTGCATGAGTCCTTATTTTTGCCAATCCGTCTTCGTAATAGTGAAGGGATATTTGGCATCCTTGTAAAATTTCTTCCTCGTAGTGAGGTGACGCTTGGCAAATTTACACGTTGAAGTGAGGTCCCAAATTTGTACAAAGTCTTTGTCTTCTGCTTTTCTAATGCCTCGGCCAATACTTTGGATAACGCGGACAAAGCTCTTTCCGGGTTCAAGAAGAACCAGATTAAAAATCCTTGGAATATTAATACCCACAGCGGCCACACCAAAAGTCGCCACAGTAACCTTGTTATCATTTGTTGCATGTTCTTTGTACTCTTCTGCTCGCTTTGTGCCTTTTACTTCCCCTGAAATAAAAACAGCGTCGTCGATTAATTCTATTAATTGTTTGCCTGAATCAATTCTATTAACTAGAACTAATGTGTTGCCTGTTTCCGATAAGCCTTTTACTAATTGTGCAATATACTGTAACCTGTCAGGATTAGTGACAAGATACTTTAATTCTTCTGCATACGATTTAAACTCGGGTAAATCTATCATCTGTACAATGTTAACATGTAGGTTACTGAGAACGCCCATCTCTTGTAACTCGTGTGCTTTAATGCCGCCAACCACTGGACCAATACTGGCAAAGATAGGTTGTGCTTCGTAATCATCCTTAGGAATAGTTCCTGTAAGGCCCCATCGTATAGGAGCATTGGCTAAGTTTTGTGTTAGTAAATTCTTCAATACTTCTGCCTTTGCCATGTGTACTTCGTCAACAATAACAGTGCGTACACCGTCAAGGAAATCTGCTAATGTCAATGCATTGTCCAAGTCCCAATTTTTACTTTTCTTATCCAGTACATTAAGACTTTGCCATGTGCAGATAGTATGTGTCTTACCTAGATCTTTGCGATCTCCAAAATAAACACCTACATCTAACCCAACATTAATATAATCTTCTTCAGTTTGTACAACCAAGTCTTTATTAGGAACAATAACAATAGTGCGTCCATATTTTTCTGCGCAATGACTCAATGTTGCTGTCATAATAGTTTTGCCAGCACCAGTCGCTACTTCTTGTAGTGCTTGAGTATTGGTAAAAAATCTGTTAACTACTTCAACTTGATCGTCACGTAGCACAATAGGTTCACCTGCAAATCTATGACCCGCAGGCCAGACTTTTCCTTGATCTGCCCAGTAGTGAGTAGTTACTTCTGTAAATTCTATCTTTTTAGTTGTGCGTAAATCTTCTAATTCAGCAACATCAATATCCATGTCTGCAAGTATGCCAAGGCACTTTTCTAGCTGGCTCAAATACCCATTACCGCCGAGGCCAAACATACTGACTTTGCCGTCCCATCGACCTAATTTATAAGCTGGCTGATAACGTGCTGTGGGATTTTCATATTTAAAAGTGTTGGTTAATTTTTTTCGTGCATCGAGATTTAAGCCTTCAAACTTAATATTAACCTCATCTTTTATAACTAGCTTTACCGCCATATATTTTTCCTATCTTCTAAGATGCTGGCTTTGTCCGAATGTTCAATAATTAAATCACAGCAGTTAGTATACACTGAAGTCTTACCGTGACGCAACCCCATACGGGTATCTATAGCAATCACACTCATAGGCCGCCAAGAACTAGTAAGGAAAAATTTTGGTATTTTTCCACCTTGTACACCGGCAATTTTAGTAGTAGTATCAAGTTTAGAATTGTATGAATTAGAAGCGATTAACTGATTAAATTTTCGACCAACGTCTGTATTTTGCAGTCGAAAATAAATTCCAACGTCTTCATAAATTCCAACGTCTTTTAATGCGTTTGACAATAATTCGAGATTTTCTAGTGATTTTCCTTCGCTAGTATTATCGAATACAATCAGCACTGGAGTTCTTTTTAAGTAGATTAGAGATTCAAGTATAGTAGTTAGTGAGTGTTGAGCCTTGTCTACCCACAGTTTGGTACTTGGTCTGTTGGCAAAGTATTCGATCAGGGTTTCACCTGGATTTTTTGCATTTTCTGTAAGATACTGATATCGTACACTTCTGTCGTTAATTATGTTTTGATCCAACGGAGTTTCAATGCCAAGGTCAGCAGTAATTGCTTTATGAAAATTCTGATTGGTTATTAAGGTTAATGAAAACTGGCTCTCAACGTCGATTTTTGACCAAGATTTTATGGTCTGATAGTGGGTTTTTATGGTGTCAGCAATGTCAAACTCTAAAGGTGTTAATGCCTCTACAAGACAGACGATATTTTGTTCAGTTAGGTCAGCAGTGAATATTTTGCCAGGACTGGCCTGGTTCAAGTTTTCCACTTTTTTTGACAAATTTTGTAAAATTTTGCGAATTTCTGAGTTATAAGTAAATTCGATTTGAATGCCTGGTTCGTTATCTTCATTTTTAGAAATATACAGTTTTCTAATTTGTTCTACTTGTCGAAAATTTCGACTCCATACGGGAGATTTTAAAACTTCAGAAATTTCGTCGGAAAAAAACGTCATTTTTTTCTGATTTTCCCGAAGAATTTTCAATAACAAGTTTCCTTGATTTTCTGTAATGAAAACATGACTTGATATAGAACTTGCTAAACTTCTCAATACCTGTGAGTCTTTAGATTGAATTTGTTCCTCGATGGTAGGTGAGGTAAAATTCACAATTTGTAGTAATAAATTATCAACTGTTATCATATAGTAATTATACGCTGTCTTTTTTCAGAAATCAACCGTTTAGAAAAAAATAGGCCTCAATATTATTTAAGGCCTACGGTACTACTTTTGAGCAGATGAATTATAGCGTGGCGTCTTCCATGCCTGCAACACGTAATTTTACAATATTAGTAATCATCCATTGTTTTTGGTCAAGTGCCTTGGTAATGCTTAACCACTTGTTACGAAGTAAGGCAAATTCGTTGATAATTTTTTCAAAATCAACAACATCTGCCTCACCTTCTACATAACGATCACAGTCTCTACTACTAAGGGCACGTTGATAGTTTTCAAGATACTTACGAAAATGCTGACTTTTAAGTCTTCGTAATTCTATGTTTAAATATTCTAAAATTGCTTCAATTTCTTGTAATTGACCAAATCGTTGTTCAACTACTCCTGGCATTGCGGCCGCGGCACGTTCTATGTTACCAGATACACGACATTCTTTTTTAGCCTCAAGTAATTCAGCTTCAAAGTAATCTGCCGCATCTGGTATATTAGAAATATCTTTGGCAACGTTAGAATACCAACCCATTAGAACTCCAATTCTCCGTAGTCTTCATCGTCTTCTTCTACTTCATCGTCATTTAGATAATAACTAATTGCTTGGTCTAAAATATCATCTACACCTGTTGCACTTTGTAATACACGATCAGGCACACCGAAGTCTGCTAGCAAATCAATATAACGCTCTGCGCAAGTTTCTAATTGTTTTTTATCTATATACTCGACGAAATTTAACCAAATATCACCGACTTGAGTTTCATTCAACATTCTCGTCTATCTCCTCTGGAATGGTAGTTGTTGTTAAAGATTTGATATGAAATTTATTCATTATCATATCTAATTTATCATCTTTCCATTCTTTTCGGTAGAATTTGAACTCTTCACCTGTCTCTGGATCAACCCACTTGAGTCTGTTACCTTCTTGCTTTAACAAGCCGGCTTTTTCGCACATATCAACCATTCCTGAATAAGGATTCATACCTGTTTCATATGGAATCTTAATTTGTACAGTTTCAAATGGCTTACTATAACGAGTTTTCATAATCTTACAACTAGCACGAATACCCATTACGTCTGATACTTTATTGCCGTCCTCATCCTCTTTGAGTTTGAGTTTTTTCATAGCAACAACGATTGAACTTGCGTAAACAAATCCTTGTCCACCACTAATCTTGTCATCTGGGTCAAACATATCTTGACTTGCGTATGTATGGTTAGTACATACCATTCCAACATTGTAAGATCCAAACATATTAACACAGTTACGAACTAAACTAGTAAGTGCTTTAGGTTTACGACCCATGTCTCCCTTCATGTCTCCAGCTTGGAACTGGTTAATGTCAGTAGGGGTAAGCAACATACCCAATGAGTCTATGACAAATAAGACTTTAGGACGTTCTGCCATTTCTTTGTACTCTTTCATGAATTCATGAATGGTTTTTGCCACATCATCAATCATTGCCATGTTGAGTTTAAGAAGTTTGTCTTCACTAGTGTCTACACCCAGTGCGTGTAACCATTTTTCGTCTAGCGCATTTTCTGTATCAATTAAGATAACATAAATGCCCTGTGCCTGTGCGTTACGCACCAAATTACCTGAACAGATAAAACTCTTACCTGCGCCGCTTTCACCAGCAAACACAGTAACCTTACCCAAAGGAATACCTTTGTTAAAATCACCGCTGATCAGATAGTTAAGCGTATAATTACCAGTACTAATCCAATCTGTAGGATCATTAAATCCTACGCCAAGACCGTCAATTGACTTAGTCAAAGTTTTTCTAAATTTCGATAAATCGAAGGCTTTTGTAGCCATAAGTTATTTCTCCTAAATAAGATAACCCGGGCGTACAACTAGGTTGCAGAGGCCCAAGCCGTTTACGCTTTTTGACGATTACGAATCATTGCCAAGATGTCTTGGGCACGACTGTCTCCACCAGCACTGGCTTCAGCTTTTGGGGCTGGTGCAGGAGTGGATTTGACCGCTGGTGCAGGATCTGCATCAAACGGTGCATCGTCGTCATGAGCCGCAGGCGCTGGCGCTGGTGACGCCTTAGGAGTAGACTTGTTAGGATCGCCAGTATTTTGACTCATACCGGCTGGTTTGAAATATTGTCCCCAACGTTCCATATCATACGGTTCGCCATCGACACTTGCTTCAAACATTTCTTTCATAACTTTCAATTCAACTTCGCCTGGCTTCTTAGGCAAGAAATCAGTTAAGTTAAACAAGCCATGTTGCTTAATTGCCGCTTGTTCAGCATCGTTAAGTGGACGCTCACGACGTGCCCAACTCGATGTTGAATAGTCAGCATATCCGCCTTTTGAACCTTTCTTCATACGATAGTCTAGACCATGTACAAAGTCTGTTGGCAAATCTTCCAACTCTGGATCGACCAAAGCCGCACGGATACTTGTAAAGATTTGTGGTCCGATGATAAATCTACGGATTGGATTTTCTGGAGTTTCTTCGCTTTTTTCGTTTAGTCCGTCTTCTGCAACGAAACCTTGGAAAATGTAACTACGTTTCTTCCAGTATTTACGACCCATGTCTTCAAGAGCAGGATCTTTAAACCAGCCACGTACTTCTGCCAAGATTGGGCATGTATCGCCATACATTTCTACGCATGGGACTTGTACTGTGATTTGTTTGCTTTCGCTTTCACCTTTGACGCCTGAGAATGGCAATTTGATCATTGCACGTTCTACCCAGAAAAAAGTGTTATCGGTGTTACCATCTGGTAAGAATCGCAGAACGGATTCGCCACCTTCTTTTAGATTCCAGAACGGATAAATCGATTTATCTCCGCCTGTTTTTTCTCCTGAACCACGTTGTTCAGATTGTTTTAGTTTTGCACGAATTTCAGCCAAAGTTGCCATAATATATCTCCTATTGTTAGCCTTTAGTTACTACTTTATTTGCCTATAATTGTTTAGAACCTACTAAACAAAAAGCGCATACATGTTATTGTATACGCTTTTATTTAGTAAAGCAAGAGAAATCTTGCTGGAAATGTGAGTATTTTACTCGATTATCTGTGACGCACCAAACTAACAATTCTAGTTAATTCGTCATTTTGAAAGCTAACCGATTCAGTGGTTGGAGGAGGAGTTCCTGCTGTAGCAGTTGGCGCTGGTGCAGGTGCAGCCGCTGGCTTGCCGCCATTTGGAGCACGACGTAAAATTAAATCATCTGTAATGTCAGGTACACCACCACCTTTAGTTAACCACGCTTGATCTTGTGGAGTCAAGGCAGCAAACTTAGCTGCCTGTGCTGGATCCTTATATGGATTAGGTGTAGCTGGTTTAGTAGATTGAGTTGCTGTAGGTGTAACTCGGCCACCGTTAGGCAACGGTTTGCCGTCTGGGCCCAAAACACTGGTTACACCTGATGCTGTGGTTACTAGAGTATTGCCGTCATCGTCGGTTTGTGTTGATGCCGCCGGAGCTGCCGCCGGAGCTGCCGCCGGAGCTGCCGCCGGAGCTGCCGGAGTAACTTTGCCGCCGTTTGGTAATGGCTGTCCATCTGCTCCAACAACTACAGTTTTTCCGTCAGGCGTAGTAATCATGTGATTGCCTTCGTCGTCTGTTTGCACTTGTGTACTGGTCGGTGCCGCAGGTGCCGCAGGCGCTGTTGGTGTCGTAGGCTTTGTTGACTGAGCAGGTTTTGCCGGTGCTTTGTCAGTTGCTATACCAAATCCTACTGGAGGTTTAAGACCTTGCTGTGTTAATGCAGTGTATGTCTTTCTTCCAATTAATCCGTCATCTGCTAGGCCATTGGCTTTCTGGAACGCCTTAATAGCATTAACATCTGCGGGCCATGCACCTACAGGAGCTGGTTTAGCACTTTGTGTTGTAGATCCAGCATCGTTAAACGGAACAAATGTTCCTTTAATTTGGCCACGACTGCCTTGCATATATCCCATCTTACCTGAGCCTGCAGGATCTTGTACAGCAGGTTGACCTTCCGGTCCTTTTTGTCCCATACCTTTGAGGTTGCCTGGGGCTACATAACCTGCTTCCAATACAGTAAGATATTCGCGCAGTCTACTTACTTTATTTTTTAATTCGCTTTCTGTAATTTTTTTCATAATTAATTTCCAAAGTTAATTTTTCCCATGATCTGTTTCATCATGTCTTGAGGATTCATTTGAGCACCTGATGATTGGGCTGGCATGTTTTGCATCATGCCGCCAACTTTGCCTTGAAGGCCTTTCATCATGCCGCCAATTGGGTCAGCGCCGCTGGCGTCAAAACCCATATTACCAGCCATGCCTTTAAATTTATTCATAGCATCGTCATAGCTAGCTGGTTTACCATCAATAGTGCCTGTGCTAGTATTGTTACGTGTTATTTTTGCATCCGGGTTTGCCTGTTGCCATTTATCTAATAGTTGATCTATGTTTACATCGCCGTGATCTTGTTGAAACTTAGACATTAATTGTGAAAATTCATCATCTGCCGGTGCTTCGTCGATTGCGTGTTCGTGTCCTGGAATTCCAGATAGTCGCATAATTTGATTATGCTCGTTACCACTTGGATCCATTTTGTCAATTAATTTTAATACCATGGCTAGATCTTCTTCGCTAGCATTTTCAAATTCACCGTTCTTAAAATCTTTAACAACTTTAGTCTTGGCACGTGTGCCGCCAATGGTAAAGTTTTTCTTTTCATGATTCCAAAACCCTGCAACACTTTTTAACATTTGTTCAACACCACTATCTTGCTGACCCATGTCAAAACCAAAATCTGCTGGACTCATGCCACATTCTTCGATACAATCATGCAATGTCATTTCTTTGTGGCCAAAGTCTAATGTAGTGTCTAACTTTGCACCGTGATCTTTAGCGGTATGAATTGCTTTGATTAGACCTTGACGTGCTAAATGACGTGCTTGGCTGTGACCAGTATGTTTAGCACCGCTCTTGTCAGTTACTGTACCTTTATTCTTTGTGTAAGGTCCGTCAAACGGAGGATCTTCTTTGTCTTCTGCCATTGGAGGAGCTGCCGGTGGTACAGGTGCCGCAGGCGCCTCTGGTGCGGCAGGTGCCGCAGGCGCCTCTGGTGGTGGTGCTTCTGCGGCACCTTGCGGCTCTTGTAAATCCTGTCCGCCAATCTCGCCTTCGCCGTCAAAATGTAATTGATTGGCAAGAGATGCATCTTGATCTAAAATAAACTGTTGAATTAGTGGGCGTACATCTAAATCTGAATTAATATCTTTTAAGGAATTAATAAATTCAGGATCGTCAATAATTCCTTTCAAACTTTGTATTGCATTAGTAGCATCAGGACCACCTTTTAATTCTGCACTTAAAATTTTGTTTAATTTTTGTATTGCTTGTTGTTGTACTGATTTGTTAGGACTGAATAGTGTGTCTTCAACTTCTCCGTCTTCGCCTAAAATGCCATCCATGAAACTTTCAAATTGATCTTCTGGATCTGGTACAGGATATTTTTTATATTTGCTCTTTGGTTCGTCATCTAATACGCGACCCTTTTGACCATTGCCATCATCGTAATCAGTTTTTTCGTGCTTAACACCGTGTTTGGTTTTTGTAACTTTGCCGCCCTTGTGGGTAGTTCCTGTTTCTTTGTCGGCATCGAACACTTCGTCTAGACTGTTTTGTATTTTGAATTTGTGAATAGTACCAGTACCATGTTGGCGCATGTGAACTTGTTTACCA